AGATAAAAAAAGTAAGTATATATTCTTTAAATACTTAACGTTACAATGTTACAAATTATATTTCACTTTGCTTTCTATCAAAGAATAACCAAGAAGCCGAAGCTATTGTAACAACTAATGTTATAACAAGTGTACTTAATCCAACAACTCCATCCCCTAATGTCATTAGTAATGCAGTCATAAAACAAGATATTCCTGAGATTGTTGCCCACATTGCATAGTCTGCTGTTCCTGTCCTTGCTTTTTGTCTTGATATTCCACCTAAGAAAATTACTAAATAAACAAATACAAGTAACATTGGAACAAATGTTGGGACTGCTTCAAAGATTCCACTAGATAAATTATCTAATCCATTTGTGGTATTTGGTAATGTGTATAAACTCATTTTAATCAGGCATCCCCCTTATAGTTTTATAAACATAAAGTCCAATTAAGAAAATTACAAATCCTAATATTGTAGAAAATATATATCCAAATGCAGGATCATTTCCAAATATTTTTGTTTTTATAATTGTTACTACATTTTCTATAACTGACATTGTTGATGAGTCTGTAATAGTAAATGCCCCCATAGTTTTTGGAGAGTCACTTCCTTCTTGTATTGTTGTATTAACTATTGAGGCATATTCATTTGTTTGTTGGTCTTTTAAATTAGATAAATTTCCTTGAGAGTTAGAAGAAAATGAACTAACTGACGGATCAGAAGCAATACTCACACTAACATTATTGTTTGTAGCAAAACTAACTCCAAATGCAACTATTGAAAGTGAAAATAAAATAAGCATTACTGCAGCTGCAGATAATTGTATTGTTCCCATTAGTTTCTTCTACCTCCTTTAACAATTAATAATATTATTCCAACAGCTAAAAATAAGATTGTTGCAGATGTTCCAATAAATCCATTACCCTCTAATATCTTCATAGCGAATAATAACAATACTCCAACAAATAAAAATATTGCGGTATAAACTGGATTGTCGCTTAATCCTGCACCAAGTAATGTTAAGAAAACCATTATAGCAATAATAATTATTGCTCCCCCATATATTTCAGTTGGGCTTTGTCCCATTACTACTTGACCATAACTTTGTAATACCCCATCTTTAAACAAAATTGCTGTTGCTGTTCCATTACCAAATGCTTCTGGTACAACACAAGTTAAAGTTCCTGAAGCTGAGATAATATAATCTGTACACATTGTAGTGCCTAACTTATCTTCACTTTGAACATAAAGAGTAACATTAGAAGCATTACCACTTGGAATAATAAATGTAGAGGTTATTTCTCTTGATGTTCTATTAAAAATAAAGCTATAATTAAAGTCTGCCTCTGTAGCAGTATAATCTGGGATGTTTATTCCTTCTGAAAATGCTTTAAAGTCAATAGTACAAGTTGTTATTGTTGGATTTTGACAAATTGCTCTTACATTACTAAAACTTCCCAATGTAACTCCATTTTTTGTAACAACAAAGTTATAAATAACATCATCAGTAACTAAATGAGCTAATGTTTCTCCATTTGCATCTGTTTTTGGTATTTCTACAATCTTAAACACTCCTTCATCAATATATTTTCTATAAACATTGATTAGAGCATCAGCAATAGACAAATAAGAAGAATCTTTAAAGATTATTTTAAAAATTTGAGAAGTACTTGTGTTTAAATCATACAAACTTATATTGGTTGGGAAGTCAGAAATATTTATTGTTTCATTTTGTAAGTGATAGAACTCTGTTTCATAACCATCAGAAGAATATTCAATCTGTGCATCTAAATTATATTGTTCAGTTGTTAAAGTTGAGTTAATACATATTCCAAAAGGGTTTGTTTTATTAAATAAGGTGTTATAGTCTAATAATAATGTTTTTGTTCCATAAGCATATATTTGTAGACTAATCTTAGCTTGACTATTTAGTGCTGTTCCATTTAAATTAGATTGTGTTGCTTCATCTTTTATGGTGAAATTGTATAATCTAACTGTATTTGTTGTACAATTATCCAATGCAAAGTTATTAACTGTTTGATTTAATGCTGTTGTATTTATTACTAATCCATCTCTTAAAACAAATATCCAATAAAAACTTAAATTAGTATTAGTTGTTACTGTTGGAGAAGTTAATGATTTAGATAATGAATAAAAATTTCCACTTGATGAGATACTTGCTGTATAATTTGTTCCATTATAATTAAGATAGGCAATATCTACAATAGTTCCATCTGTTGTTAAGTTGTAAGTAAAAGTATTGCTTACTGCTTCATATACGCTTGTAGAATAAGATGATGCATTAGTTATTATTGGAAGTCTAAATGTTCTATTACTCGTCGCAAATCCACAAACTCCATCTGAATCACATCCTTCAACATTCCAGTTATAAGTTCCTGCAGGATAAGTATTTGAAAAAACAACTGTTCCAAATGTTGGATTAAGAGGTACAAGTCCATTTCCATTATTCCATAATGAACTTATATCTGTTGATGTTAATGTATTATTCCACATGGCTACTTCATCTAATACCATATTTTGGTCATCAGGATAATTATATCTTGGAAAGGTATAATACCAAGCAATATTTGAACCAACTCCAAAAGTAGTAGTATTATACAAAGCTAATTGATTATTTAACCATAATTCTCTTGTTCTTGTTACATTATTATATTGCCAAACAACAAAATTCCAACCAGCAGAAAAGGTCTTATTACCACAATATGGATTTCCTCCAGCTGGTGCTCCTGCATATACATCTACAATATACATACACAAATTACCAGTCGCATTCATCCAAATTGTATCTCTACCAGATCCACCTTCTTCAGTAAACATAATAAATTGTTCATGGTTAGTTGCATTCATTTTAACCCATAAAGAAGTTGAACGATTGACTCCTAAATTTAAATTAGAAATATTAAAATATTTTCCAGTAGCACTAAAATTCCAAGCAGAACTAATCTTACCACTTACATTTGTTGGTGTTCCTACAAGTGTTCCATTTTTTAATCCTGTACCTACTGAATCTATTGCTATTGTTCCTGAACCTTCATTTAATCCATAATAAGCAACTAATTTATTACTTACACTTGTTAAAGTTGTATTTCTTAATCCCCAACTTCCAGTTGAATTATCATATAAACTCATATTAACTAAATAAGCTCCACCTGTTACATTTGCTGAAGCATTAATAGTTACAGGATTAGAATAAACTGTTGCTCCATTTGCTGGACTATTTAATATAACTTCTGCTTGACTTCCTGTCGAAATGTTACCCCATGTTGCCCATTCATCTAATGTCTTACCTTGTGTTTTAATAACCCAATCAATAGACATATAAGGAGCTTTTGTTCCTTCTAATTTAATTTTATAAGTTCCTTTTGGTAATTTATCTCCCAAATTATAATTAATCCAATCTTGATGTTTTCCAACTTCTACATTAATACATTCTTGAGGAGTATAATAAGTTCCATTCTTTTCATTATATATTTGTTTCAAATCTGTACATTTAGTTTCATAATCAATGACATCTCCATAATAATATAAATTCCAGCTTCTAATATTTCTTTCTTCTCTTTTGCCCTCATCTAATCTATAAAACTTAATGTCATCAATTAAACTTCCATCGCTAAAAGTTTCAATAGTAAACTCATCTAAACAACTAATATCATTACCACAACTTTCTGTATGTTTTGTAATTGCTCCCTTAAATATATCTGCCCCTAAACCAATAACATCTTTAATTAAAATTGGTTGATAAGTTTCCCATATTTCACTGTATTCTAAACTTTCTGTTCCAATTACTAATGATTTATCTTGTGAATAAGTTAAATCTGATTTAACTGAAAGAAATTCTGCAGATACAAAACTTGTTAAAATTAGTATGAAGAATAATATAGGTAATACTAAAAAAACCTTACTATGGGCTTGTAATTGCTGTGTTTTTTGTGATTTTGTCGTCATATTCCACTAAATCCTCCCATTTCATTTTGTCTACCTGCAAACATAAATATTCCAGCAATAAAAGCAATAATTGTTAATATCATTGGAGAATATAATATCATGTAAGCTAATAATGTTTGTTCTTTCATTCTTGTTGCAATTTCATCTGTTCCTGTATAAATATTTTCATACATATTGCTTAAAATTATTGAAGCCACAATTAATAATATCATTAACACAAAGTATAATCCAATTAATGCAGCACTAGGATTATATCCATAAGAAACTACAAATACTATTGAGAATATTAAAGCTAATACATAAGCAAAACCAATTAACCATGGAAGAGCCTGAACAAAAGAATCCATTACACCAAAGGTTTGTCTTCCAACATCAGATAAGTTTGTACCACCAACAACACCTAAGTCTTCCATTACTGGAGTTATTGTATCACTACCAAAATCTAATATAGCAACAACACCAGACATAATAAAACCAATTATTAATATTGAAAGTAAAACTATAAAGAATACAATTATTCCGAATGCTCCTTTCTTATTTTTCTTTTTTAATAAAGGTTTCATTGTCTTTTAGGTTTTGTTTTAAGTTCCTCCAAACTTAATCTATAACCATTAGTTCTTCTTAATAATCTAGTCATCTCTGAAATACTTAGTTCTTTCGGTTTTAGATTAGCTAGGTTTTTTTCTAATCTAATCCTTGCAATTTCTCTCATTTCTCTTTCAAAATCAGAATCAATCCTTTGTGGTGGAGCTATTTTTCTTGTAGCCATTATATTCTACCCTCTGGGAATATTCCCCTATTTAATAATTCTTTAAACTTTTTATCCTCTAAGAAACTTGAAACTATCCAAATAAACCATAGGATAACAATAGGTAATGCTAGTCCAAGTAATATTTGGAAGAATGTGAAGAATACCTTATGTAATAATTCATCTCCAAGATAATTAAAGCTCAAATTAGATGCTATGTAGATTATAGTAACAAAAATCATATACTCAACAAACCACAAAGCACTTCTCAAATATTTTAAATAATTTATTTGTACAATTCTTCCCTCTTCATCTCTTGTGTTTGATGAGGGTAATTTATTTATAAAAAATGGTATTGCAAATATTATTAATAAAAGTATAACAAAAAATCCTTGAGAAACAATTGATTGTGATGTAGAAAGTATATTTCCTGATGGACTTATATCAAATACATAACTAAAAACTTGTGCAGTTCCAGATGGATTAAAAATACCATTAACTTTGTAATTTCCTAGTTCAGAAGTATTACAGAATGTATAATTAAAGAATGTTCCATTTTTTGTGTATGAATCTCCAACCCCATAAATTGTTTGATTGGGGGAAACTATTGAAGATATATTAGAATAAGTACAATCAGCACAGATTTGAGGTAATTTAACACAAGAATTTTGTTTGTAAGTTCCAATGTTCTCTCCAGCTTCTCCAGCACTAACTAAACCAAGTAACATTATTCCGAAGATGAAAGCTAATAATACTTTGTTCATATACAACTCCAGTCATTTAAGTTTAAATATAATTCTGTTGAGCTTGTTGCTTTGTAACATGTACAATTAGCAGGAACATACCAAACATCTCCATTCAAAACTGCACAACTTGTTGTTTCTGAATCTGTTAATGTGAAGTTTATTGAACTATAAGTTGGAGCAGTATATCCATTTGTAAGAGTGAAGTTTATTGAACTATAAGTTGGAGCAGTATAAGAACTTACAAAAGCTAAAGTTAAAACTAATGTAATTCCTATTCCATAAATTAAAAGTATATTTTTATTCATTAGCATCTTCCCGATATAAATGGTTTAGCTTGACCAATTAAACTATTATTTAAATAAGCAACAGCTGTGAAATTCTTTGTTGAATTCATAATTTCTACTAGCCATAAACCTGTTACTCCACTCGTTGTATTATAAGTTTCTGATTTATTATTTTGGTTAAATATTACAATATCTGCTCCATTTAATCCATTTCCACTTCCATCTTTAACATAACCTGAAAAGTTACATGGTTGAGAATAACATTCTGTTCCATAGGCACATCCAACTCCTGAATTGTATAAATAAGTTATGTCTGTTTGAGATAATGTTCTATTCCAAAATACTGCTTCATCAATTTTTCCATTCACTGCTCTTGTAGTTGCTGGTTCATTACCAAGAGTTAATTTTGAATTATCATATGTTATTGCTCTTGTATTTGAAGTCTTTAATACTCCATCTAAGTATAAATTAAGTGTTCCATTATTTGTTAAAGTTATCATAGTCCATTTATTAAAATAAGGAGTATATGTAATATCAGCAGTATTATAACTAGTTCCATCATAGTTTGTTGCCTGTATAGCTGTTGTTGATGTAAATAATATACTAGTATCTTTATCTCCACCAGCAGTATTTCTTATATTAATAACTCTATCAAATTGTTCTGCACTTGTTATATTTGCCCATAAATTATAAGAAGTAAATGCACTTCCATTTGTTCCAAAACCTGTTGCATTTGCCGCATCACTATTTGTATCATACAAATATGCTTGATTTAATAATCCAGCTTGATTAACTGTTATCCCATAATTAGTCATATTAATTCTGTTAGCAGAATCTACAACCACTGTTCCACTTGCCTCATCTAAATGATAGGCAGTAGTTAATCCAGTACTTAAATTACCAGTCCAAGTTGCCCATTCAGTAACTTTAACATCTGTTGTATCTACTGTGAAAGTTGGTATCCATTCTATTTTTTCTCCTTCTTTAACATCTGCAAATAATGCTAAAGTAATTGGTTTGTCTGTTAATAATTTTCCATCATAAGATAACCATTCATCTTCAAAATGACTTCCACTTATAACTTGCTTACAATCTTGTACCTTTGTTCCATTTTTTGATATTTCTTCTGTAGCAGTACATTCAGTTGTATAATCAATTACTTCTTTTGTTCCTATTGAAAGATATTTATAATCAACTGGTTTTGTTATGCTTTTTGAATTTTCTTTTAAATTATATAATTCTAACTGTTTAATAAAAGAATTTATATCTATCTTTGGAGAAACTGTTATTTGTGCTACCTTCTGATAACCAAGTCCAACTTGATAATTTAAAGGGGTATCTAGTTTAATAGTAACAAGTTCTTCTTTTAATCCATCAGCACTACTAACTTTTAATTCTTGTGTTGAATTTGTATAATTAACTACTTTGTCCTCTAAAACTTTTGTTGTTGTTCCATCTATTAATTCTGCTTCTATTGTTTCTCCCGCATTTGTTGGTTTCATAAAGAATATTAAAACTCCAATTAACAAAAGCATTCCTAAAGATACTCCTAACATTATATGTGTTTTATTCATCCTTTGATAACCCAACCAGTACCATTATGTCTGATGTAAGCTCCTCCTGTTCCATTTGTAAGATAATTATTTGTTAGAGTTACATTTGCTCCGAATGTTTGAATACTTGAAAATGTATTAGTAGCATCTGTCTTTGCTAATGTTCCATTGTAAGCAATAGTCCAAGTTGGTTTTGTTAAATATGTGGAGTAGTTAGCATTCCAATTTGCACTTCCTGATGTGCTAGAGTTTAAAGCATAATCATATCCCAATGTTAAATTCTTACCTTGGGAGAATATACTTGTTGTAGCATTAATATCTCCGAGGACATTTAATTTATTTTGAGGACTTCCTGTTGCGATACCAACATTTCCACCTGTCTTTAACATTATATTTGGATTACCACTATTCCAATCTCCTATTGCCAAATCTCTATAATTAGTTCCATCATAAGCTAATAATCTTCCAGCATGACCTGTTTCATAATAATACATTGAAGTATAATTTCCTATTGTTGTTGGAAGTGTTGTTGTACCATTAGCAATAAATGCTCCATTTGTTCTTGCTTGTCCATTAACATCTAAAGCCAAGTTTGCAGAATTAGAACCTATTGAAATATAATTAACATTAGTTAAGTTTTTAGCATTTAAATCTACATTTGAACCTGCTCCTGTGAATGGAACATAAGAAGTATTAGTTGCATTCCAATCTGCTGAATGTAATAAAGTTCCATTATAAGCATCTATCCACCAATTCTTTATGTAACCAGTAGCATTCCAATCTTTTATATAACCACTAACATTCCAATCTTTAATTAATCCAGATGAATTATAATTAACTAAATCAGAAGTTTTAGCAATTGTTCCATTCATTACATTAACCCAAGAAGCCATTGTACCATTAACAACATTTGCCCAAGTAACATGAGTTAAGAACGTTGAATAATTTGTACCTCTAAATGTATCATTTAAATATATTGGGGCAGTAGTTGAGTTGTAATAAGCATAGGGATTTGAAACTAAATAATAAGAAGTGTTAGTTATGCTACTCCAAGTTGAATTATATTTTGTGAAATTATCTGTCCACTTAGGGTCTAGTTCTGTTTGTGGATTAGTTGAATTATAATAAGAATAAGGATTTGATAAGCCATAATATAAACTATCAGCATAGGTTTTATTGAATGTAGCAAATGTACTATTCCAATATGTATTTCCATTAAGCAACTGATTATTGTTTGTTGGTACTGAACTTGCTAAAGCTAAAGTTCCATTAACTGCATTTGCCCAAGTTATATGTGTAAGGAAAGTAGAGTAGTTTGTACCTCTAAAAGTATCATTTAAATAAATTGGTGCTGTTGAACTATTGTAATATGAGTAAGGATTTGATAATCCATAGTATAAAGTATCAGCATAAGTTTTATTGAATGTAGCAAAAGTTGAATTCCAATAAGTATTAGGATTACTTGCTAAATAATAAGAAGTATTAGTTGCATTCCATTGTGAAGCTAATAAAACTGTTCCATTAACAATATTAACCCACCAGTTTTTAATATATCCAGTAGCATTATCGTCCTTTATTAATCCACTTGCATTCCAGTTAGCAATATATCCTGAGGCATTCCAATCTTTAATGTATCCAGTTGCATTCCAATTAGCAATATAGCCTGTTGAATTCCAATCTTTTATAAGTCCTGTTGTATTATAAGAATGATAAGTGTTATTTGTTGTGTTAGACCAGGAAGCATTATACTTTGTGAAGTTATCTGTCCATTGTGGGTCTGTTTCTGTATATGAAGTTAATACTCCAGTTAGTTGAGAACCATTACCAAAGAAATAACTTCCTGTTATGTTATAGCCAGTATTATTTAGGTTTTCATTTTTATGGAATGAGAAAGGGTCAATTTCTGTTCCTGCTGGTGTTGATAGCCCTTCACTGATTGTAACCCAATCATAATAATGAACATGACCAGTATTCCCATTTGCAGATTGATAAAATCTTAATTGAACAACTCCACCACTTATATGTTCCGATTCATCAAACACACCTATTTGTTTTATATTATATTCTGATACTTCTCCAAGTGTTGCATAGTTTTCCCAATCTCCATCAGCAAAATCATATAATTGAACATTAACTAGATGGTTTTCTCCTGCTGTTGATTTATACCTAAAAACAATTTGATTAAAAGATGTAATACCTGTGAAATTAACTCTAAAGTCTAAACCTGTTGCCCCACTTGCTTCAGTTACATTATAAGAAATTCCATCATAAGTTAAAAGGTTTCCTATAACTCCAGCACCTGTTCCTCTTACTGCTGAAATAGCTGAAGCATTAAAATACATTGTTTCTAATTTAGTTTGATTAAATACAATTCTAGCATTTGCAGCATCCCAATAAATATATCCAGCTGAATCATTATTCCAATTATTTTGATTAAGATGTAATGATAATGGTTCTGCTACTGGAGAGTATAATGTATCTGCGTATGTTTTATTCCAATTAAATAAAGTTAGATATGTTGAATAGTTTTGTCTAAATGTATCGTTTATGTATATTGGGGCCGTGGTTATATTATAATAAGCATTTGGATTAGAAGCTAAGTAATAATTACTTAATGAACTGTTTAAAGCTAAAGTACCATTAACTGCTTCTGTCCAAGTTATTTTATTTAAAAAATCTGAATAATTAGCATTCCATAAACTTTCACTTGTTAAGTAAGTTCCATTAGTTGCATAAAGATAACCATCTGTTAAATTATAATTATTTGAGAAAACATCTCCAGAAAAATTTGCTATCTCTGTGTCCATATTTACTTTAAATAATTGTTTACTATCAGAATTTCTCATGAACAAAAATCCCCCTAATTTATCTGTAATATCAAATACCAAATAATTTTTTCCCAAATCTAAAGTATCTGTATTATCAGAATACAGAGAAAGAAATTCATCTGTTTCATTTCTAAACATTATACCTGTAGAAGTTGCATTTAAAGTTAAGTAATTACTTGTCAAAGCATTTGCGCCCAAATCTACGCTTCCTGTTGCTCCTGTGTAAGGAACAAATGTGCTAGTGGCATTTGAATAATTTATTGATTCTGGTAATGATGAAGAATTATAATATCCGTAAGGATTACTTAATCCATAATAAAGCGTATCAGCATAAGTTTTATTCCAATTAAATAAAGAAAGATATGTAGAATAATTAGCACCAAAGGTATCATTAACATATATTGGTGCTGTTGTTATATTATAATAAGAATATGGATTAGAAACTAAGTAATAAGAAGTGTTAGTTGCATTCCAGTTAGCACTTAACATTAAGGTTCCATTAACTGCTTGACTCCAATTTATTTTATTTAAGAAAGAAGAATAATTACCAGCAAATGTGTCATTGATATATATTGGAGCTGTTGTAATGTTATAATATGAGTAAGGATTTGAAATTGAATAATAAAGTGTATCTGCTAGTGATTGATTCCAAGAAGTATTACCCGCACCTGATGGAGCATAAAGTGTATCAGCATAAGTTTTATTAAAAGTTGCATAAGTATCATTCCAAAATGAATATGGATTTGTTTTCAAATAGTAACCAGATAAGTCTACGGTCCAGTTAGCAATCAATCCTGTTGCATTCCAGTTTTTAATATAACCACTTACATTCCAATCTCTGATTAATCCAGAAGAATTAAGATTTGGTAATGTTGTAGAATTATAAAAAGAAAAAGGGTTAGAATAAGGATAAAAATATAATGAATCAAGTCCGTCTAAGTAATCTGAATTATTAACATTAGTTGTTGTTTCATTAATTACTAATGTTGAAGGGGTACTACTAGAAGAAAATCCATAATAAGCAGAGAGGAAAGGAAGGCATAAAAAGATTACTAATAACCCTATGATCTTGTTAGCCATTTCATCATTCCTCCCTTATCACCTGCTGGAGCTCCACCTCTTCCCCCAATTAATTCAGATATTTGTGTATGTCTTCTAATGGAACCTCTTTCTTCCCCACGGAAAGCTCTATTGTAAGTAGCATAAACCATTGCTTCAAGTTGAGACATTATCATACCATATTCTCTTAGCTTTTGTTTTCTTTGTTCTGTTCTAATCTTAGCAATTTCTTCTTCAATTTTGTTCTGCATTTCATTAAGAACATCTTTTTTAACTTGTTCAGAATCAATTTTGATGTTTAATATCTCTGCAGCAAACATTTTTAGTTTCTTTTTCTCATCTAATCTATCATTGAATATCTTCTTACATTCCTCTAATGTTGGCTCTCTGAATAATACTTCATACTTCATAAGAACTAAATCATTTAATTCTCCAACAAATCTACTCATTAAAGTTTTAATTTGTTTCTCGTCAAAATTAGATAATAATGTATTTTTATTAATATAAAAGTGAATCATCTGCATAATTCTATCAACTCCCCAGTCAGTTAATGTTCTTTCTTCTTTAATCTTAATTGCTTCCCATACTTGATTGCCCTCTGGAGATATTCTTAAAACATCTTGTCTAAGAAGATGATAAATTTCTTCTTTAATTGAATCAACTTCTAATTGAGTTTCAGCTAAGTTCTTCTCTTGCTCTTGATAATAGTATTGAGCTGTTGCTTGTGATTGATTTGCTTGTCCTAATCCAGCTTGTATTTGTGCTTGAGAATAATTATTATCTATCTCTTCTTGACTCATTGAATGATTTGGGTTTTCCATTTTATAGTTTTAACTTCTATTTCTTTTAAGTAAGTTAGATTATATTAGACTATCTATCCTAAAAGGTTTATACTTTCCTTGTCTATAATTAACAGCAGTTCTTCTTCTTGGAGCACTTATTTTGTATGCTGTTTTAGCAATAGACTCTATTTTTCTTCCGAAAGTTGGCTTATTAGCTCTCTCCTTTGCTCTTTCAGATGCAACTCTTAGTGCTTCCTTTTCAAATACTCTTCTTTCTTCTGCTCTTGTTCTTTTTCTAACTTCCATTCTAAATGCTTCATTCTCTTTTCTTTCCATCTTGAAAGTTTCTAATCTTTTCTTTAGTTCCATTTATTTTCTTCTTAGACCTCCTTTCATTTGTTTAAACATTTTTATCTCTTGTTTCTCTCCCAATGCTGAAAGAGAACTCTTTGCAGGTTGAATAAATACTTGTCCTTCTTTCTTTGACATCTTAGTTCTATATCCTTTAACTTTACTCCCTTTAAAGCCACCAACTTTAAAAGTTCTTGCTAAGGTATTTCTAACAACTTTATTTCCAATCCCTATTGCTTCCATTGGGCTTTTTCCATAACCAACAATTCTAAATTGTCCTTTTCGACGGACTGATACTGGAAATAAACCTTGAAATTCTTTTTGGGTAGTTACTTGATTAATCTTTATTGGAGCAGGAGATTTAGTTTCTTTTCTGGAAGAAGTAACTGGATAATAGCTTTTTGATGGTTTTGGATAATAAGATGAACTTCCTTTACTTATACTCTTTAAACTTGATTGGCTTACTGCAGAAGATATTGACTTGCTCACACTTGAAATAGTTGAAGGAGAAATATTACTGCTTCTACTTCTTGAACTTCCTTTTGAAGAATAAATATTTGATATTGAACTAACTGAACTTGGTGCATTTGAAGATGAAGAGATACTATAACTTACTGAAGATGGAGCAACAGAAACATAACTTTCTTTTGATGTAGGTGAACTTCCTTTATTAGATAAATAACTTGCTCCAATAGAACTTGGAGTGAATATTGGATAAGAAGATACTGGTAAGTTGTAAGAAGAAGCCCCACCAACTAAACTTAAACTGCTTGTTGGTAATGCTACAACACTTTCTCCACCATATTTAAAGACATCAATTTTAACTGGAACTCCAAAGATTTTTGTATAAAATTTAGAGAACTCTGTTTGAATATTGTAAGCTCCTGCTTCTGGTCTAAATATTGCTTCAGCTTCTGACTTTATTAAAGGAATATCTGCATAACCCTCTTTTGCTGGGTTTTTAAATAACCAATTTAAAGTTCCTGTTTTAGAAACTTTAACAGCTGGAGAATATCTAAATCCTTCTGGTTTAAGATAAGCTACTGCCGGATTAGTTGAACCAGTAAATACTTCTTTAATGCTAGTTGGAACATTAAATCCAGAATAACTATTTTTATTTATCTTAGAGAACGGAGTTGATATTTTATAACTACCATATAATCCAGATAATTCTGATGATCCAGATTCTGGAGTGATAGTTCCACTCTTCCAGAAGTTACTAGATGTTGTATGAAAAGCACCTGCTTCTTTTCCAAATTCTGAATAAATATTCTTCTGAAATATCTTAACTTGAGTTTGTGTTTGTGGTAATGTTGGATATTCTCCTTGAGGAATATCAATATATTCTCTACCTCTTACATTCCAATAACCCTTAACAACATTAAATCCTTTTTGTCCTGTAGCAAATCCTAAACCTCCAGCACTTCCATATAATAAATTGGTACCTACAACTGAACCAGCTTGAGAATAAGATTTTGATGTTACTACCTCTTTAACAACATTTGCTCCATAAATTCCTGTTAAAGCTAATCCACCAATCTTGAAAGCTCCACCTGTTATTGCTCCTATTGTTGGAGAGATATAAGATGCCCCAGCAACTACTGCTTCTGAACCAGCACCAATACCTGCACCTATTCCAGCAACGACAATGGTCTTCAATGGTTTAGTTCTAACTTCTTGTAATATTCCTACTCCAGCTCCTGCTGCAGTTTCTAAAGCATAAGGTAAGAAAGGCATAACATCACCTATTTTTCCTAAAGTAATTCTTTGTTGTCTTAAAAAGTTAGTAGTAGTAGAGAAATCTTTCTCTTCTGGATTAAAATTTTGACTTTCAAAGAACTTTCCTATTGTTGGTTCTGTTATTTTTGTTCTTATATTTGAATTAATATTATTATAATCTGAAACTATACCAGAAAAGAAAGTGTTAGAAATAGGAGTACTTGAACTTGTAATAGTTCTTGCTGGTATTTCAGTTGTTGTTACTGTTTCAACATTAGGGTTGGTATAAATACCGCTAACTCTCCCAGTTCCAACTGGCTTACCATATTTCTTAGATGCTTCTGCTCTCAATTCTTGTTGAAATTGGTTTGCTGTCTTGCCTGTTCCCTGAACAATAGCATTACCATAATAAGTACTTGATCCAACTCTTACTCCGCCACTTCTTTGAACATAAATGTTTTGATTTGTTTGTTGTTGATTTTGCTGAGCAACAAAAGATTGTTGTTGAGGAGTTAAATTATTTGTAGAGGTTGTAGATTTAGTTGGTACAAATTTAGAAGGAGCTGGAGTTGTTGGTAGAGTTGGCTCTTTTGGAGGAAGAATAGATTGTGCTGGTGTGAATCCTACTTCATTAGACCCCCCACCTCCGCCACCACTTCTTTTCTTTGGAGGTACTGGAACTGTTGGGGCAATACTCATTCCTCTACTTGGATCTGCTTTAGCTAGTGCCTCGCCTAGCTTTCCGCCAATTACTGCACCAGTTTTTGTTCTATATGCCATACACTAACCTCTTGTTGTAACTTAGTAACATCATTTAACTTTATATTTGTTTTGGATACGGCTTAGGATAAACAAATACTTCTATTAAACAAGTATAAGGTTTTGAAGGACGGATAAATAATGTGAATGGTTTAACAATAAATCTTTCAACATTACTATCTTCTAAAAAGAATGTTGCTTCAAAGGTATGAAACACAAAGAAAGAATGAATAAACTTTCTCGTCGGCTTTTCAAAGTTAAAGATTAAACTCTCGTGATTACTTTTTTTAAACATTAAGCCAATTTGCTTTTGTATTCCTTTAACTTCTATCATCTTAACATTACCTTTATAATATAAACCCCAAAGAATAAACCAATTAAAAACATTATTATTTTAAACCAATCATTAATCTTTTTCTTTGTTTCTGGTTTCATTTTATATTTAATACTCCTTCATTAATTATATTGTTTGTATTATTTAAATATGTTTTTTCTTGATACCTTTCTCTTCTTTTTGCTAAGATACAATTTCTACAATGACCTGTTCTATTCTCTCTTGTTAATAATATCCCACATACGACACAATGTTTATTTGAAAGAAGTCTATGATTAAGATATTCTTTGTGCCCTCTTTGAATAGATTGTAATTCAGAATAACACCTTGAACAAACATTAAAGCCATGCCATAAAGCTTTAGCTTTAACTTCCATATTAAAATTTATACTTCTGCATTCCATTCCATCAATCTTCTTTCTTTGACATTTCATATTATTTCTTCTCCACATAAAGGACACTTAACTTTCTTTCTTCTTACCATTTGTTTATCTCTCTTAGTAAGTAAGTCGATTATCTTTGCTTTGCAGTGGGGGCATTGCATTATCATGTAGTTACCAATAATTTCTTTTGACATTGCCTCTCCTTATAATCTTTAACCCATTGATTGTGCATAATTTTAATATACTTCTTTGAACAATTCTTTGAACAAGTAACTGAATTGCTTTTTCTTCTGCAAGAATTAACTCCTCCAGAGTTTGGTCTATCATAGGTTTCAAATTCTCTATTACAGACTATGCAGTGTTTTATCATATTATAATCTCCCACCAGCAATTGCAAGGCTTAGGGAACTGATGGGAGTATTATCTCTGCACAAGAACAGATGGTATCCAGAGAGAAAAACTTGTGCAGAGTATAAATCCCTTGTTCCATTGTTCAATTCAAAAGGCGAACGGCAGGATGAAAAAGAGGTGTCTAGAGAAGAAAAAGCACCTTTGTTGATTTTTGTTGTAGAAGTCAAGCCGTTCATAGAAGGGAGTTTGTGATCAACATCTCCTTCCCACTCCAAACTTGGAACAAGGGATACATGACAGACTTTAGTTTGTGTGAATTTCATTCTACTTTTCCTCTTTGTTGAAACATCTTTATTTTCTCTTGGGCTTTCTTATAATTAACTTTAACTAATCTTCCTCTTGCTACTTTCTTCTTTTCAATTAAAAGGTTTAATCTTTTCAAAGCTCTCCCTACCCACTTTTCATTTATCCAATCTTCTCCACTTCCCATAAACTCTTTAAACTTATTAGTTAGTTCACTAATAAAAACAAAGCCATCTCTTTCTACTTCTTGACTTAAGAAATCATAAAGGGAAACATCTGAGTTATCTGATATTGCCTCTTCTTTCTTTATTTCTATAATTGATTTGAAGTCTTCTATTATCTGCTCAAACAATTCATCTGAAATATTATAAGCAACTAGAAATAAAGGGAAGCTTAACTCTAAGAATCTACCAGTTATCCCACTACTAAATACTTTATTAAAAAATACTTCTTTTGTATCTTTAGTGGTGTTAGTGCCGTTAGTGTTATATATGATGTTAGTGTTGTTAATGACGTTTAATAGCACATAGTCGTTCCATTCTGTATAGATGTTTTTAATAGAAACGTCACGGCACAAACGGCACTGAACCAGTTTTTCCTTTATAATTTTAAATTTTTGGAATGACGTTTCTTTTTCCCACATTTCAATTAAGCTAGTTTTTTTAGGATTATCTGACCTTTCTAGGATTATTTGGATACATCTATCTCCCAAAACATCTTCCATTCCAGAGATGTTAGCAATTTGGATTGGTCTATAAACATCAAACTCTTCTACTACCATCTTCTCTCCAGTAAAGTCTTTCTTCTTAGCCATCCTTTTAACTTTAGTTCCTTTCTTGTAAGCGGAGTTAAGTAACTCCCTTAAACTTTCAATTCCTTTTCTAGTTATTCCTTCAAACTCATCTATACCTAATCCTCCTTTGGTTCTAAACAATACTGCTTCAGTTAAACTATTAAGTAAGCTACCATCAATAAAGCTATTAATCATTTTCATTAGTCTTGTCTTTCCGCTTCCCTTCATAGCATTAAAGAATAGGTAGGGGTAAGATTCAAAGTCTTCATGTAAGATTGCTCCAATAATCCAAACAGCTACAATCCTTTTACTTTCATCTGGCATCTCCATATACTTATCTAAGAACTGATTAATTATAATATATAGCTCTTCTGGAGAGTTATCTCTTTCCCATTCAGAACAATAGTTATTTAATCCAACACTAAACTTTTCAAAGTTAGTACTCTTTAAAGAACACTTCCCTTCTTCATAGTATCTACAATTCTTGCAAATCATTAAAGAAGTTAGATCACCTACTTCTTCCATTTTAAAGTTCTTCCTCCATTACCTCAATCTCCCCAGATGCGAATGTAACAAGTTGGTTAGTTCCTTTCTTTATTAATCCGATCCATACTAAACCATTACCAACATCTTCTACTGATTCAACTAAACCAGCGTATGTTCTTTTATTCTTTAGAATTACAAATACTTTCTTTTTAACATACCTAGAAAAATACATACATTCATTTGTCATACCCAACTTAGAAATAATTAATATTTAAACATTAGTAACTACAAACAAGTTAAAACAAAGTTTAACAATGTATAGAAAGGTTTATATACCACCATATCTTATATACGGTATGAGAAAAGAAATACAACAATACGGAAACTCAAATGTTATTGTTTTAAACAAGTCCGATCTAAAAGTCTATGGGCTAAAGGTTGGTAATATAATAGAACTAACAATAACTGGAGTGATTGATACTCAAGACTGTTTTCCCTCTTCACAGCCAAGTAATAAATCAAAGAGGAATATTCAAACTAAGAAGGAGAAGAAACAATGAGCAAATTACAAATAATAACAAAAGAGGGTAAAATAATACAAGTAGATGTAAATGAAAAAACTAAGAAGGAGATTGATAATTTTGCTAAGAATATTGGTTTATCAACATCCTCTTTTTGTAGGATGGCGGTTATAAATGAAATGGAGAAGAAACAATGAGATGTCCACACTGCGGAGAAGAAGTAGAGTTTATTGGTAATTATGAAGAAAAAATACTTCAACAAATAAAAGAAGAAGATTTTCAAACAATAGCAAGTATACAAAGAAAATTGGGTATCCCAAGAAGTTCAATGATTTATTATATTAACTCTCTTGCTAAAGATAATAAAATTAAACTTACTAAATTAATACATCTTACTGGACAACCAGTTATTATAAGTTTTATTGATGAGAAGAAACAATGAATAAAATAATCCTATTAACATTAATCTTTTGCTTTGTAGTATTAGCAGGGGCAACATACATGATGTTCTTCACTTCTAATAATCAGATACATGAAGTAAGAGCAGTTAATAATTCACAAGAAAGAGCATTATGTCCTTTCTACTGCATAGACAACGGCTTTGCTGGTGGCTATTATACTAACTGGATAAATAAATGTGTATGTAGGAGGAAAGAATGACAGGAGTATTCACAATCCCAGATGAAGAACTTCAATCTGAAAGCTGGAGATTAATGTTAAGACAAGAATCAGAGGAAGAAAAGTTTGAAAGAAAACAGAAGGAAATAATTGATGAGGTGTTTAGAGAATGGTAAAAGAAGTTACAATAAAAATAACAAATAAGTTTCTAATAGAAGTTCATTTTTGGTGTTGGTTTTTAATTTCTTACTTTGTGATAATGGGTTATTTAGTTCCAAATAAAATAACTTTAATTACTGGTATTGTAATTACCTTTATTGTTTTTCTTATTTCTTTATTATTTTCAATTAAATCAATAAAGGAGGTTAAACAACAATGACAGAACAACAAAAAACTTGGTTAGAACAAGAAGCATCAGGACTAACACAAAAAGGCGACTATGAAGACTTACCCGCTTTGAAACTAACTGAAAATGTAATTGCTGAATTTGATATAGATTTTAGCAATGAATTTACTAAGTGGAGTGGAAAAGATAGTAAAGGTAATCCAGTTACCAAAAGTATTATTCCAGTAACTGTTAATGGAACTAAGATGGTATGGTGGCTCAATGTAAAGAATCCAACATATAGAGAAGTTATCACAGCTGGAATATCTGGGCAAAAGCATTTTAAGGTGTTACAAACTGGAAAGCAAGATAATACAAAATATGTATTAGTAAAGTAAAAACAATTTCCCATTAGCTCCATTTATTTTTAGGAGCTTTCATACTCCAGAGATTAGCTAAAGGAGTTCTGGAGAGGCGACCAATAAGCCTTTGAACACTCCTTTAGCATTAAACTCACTAGGGTACTCATCCCTCGCCTTTCGCAAGAAGGGCGAATCATAATCATGCCAAAGAACATAAAAGAAATAAGATTGTGGAATGATAATCCACAAAAAGATAGAATATCAAATGTAGTCAGAATAGAATTTAACTTCCCCTGTACTTGGACTATCTTAGACATTGAAGATTTAAAGAAGATAATTAGATTATGGATAGAAGGAGAAGAACTTAAGTATCCAAGAGATAAAGACATCGGTCTCCATGTTGGAGAGTTAAGAGGTAGAGGTATGTTGTTTGAAGAAATAAAGAAGTTGTTTGAATTAAACTTGCCGAAAAAGGAGAAAGGAGAATGAATATTTATAATTTAAAAGATAAGGATAAACTTACTTTAAATGGAAAGCAATTAAAAGAATGGAAGGAATTAGTTATTAAAGAATATAAGAATAGTGAATATCCTTCAACATTACATAGGAGAGCAAGGAGAGAAGGTTTTCTTGAAGCAGTAGAAGGATTAAAACAATGGATAATTAATGAAGGAACATTAGACCCTGAACCTTGTTGTCATGGAGTTAGGATATGTAATATCATAAATAAGTTGGATGAATGGAAGAAACAAGGAGATAAAAGATTTGTTTTAGATGAGAAGCATTTAGCTTTTATTAAGCAATTATTAGAAGAGGGATATTCTAAAAGTGAAGTAGCAAAGGAATTAAATGTTTCAATTGCTACTATTTGTTATTGGACTAATCCAAGATTTAGGAAAAGACAAATGGAGAAGAATGCTAAACATAAGTTTGGAAAGAAATTAAATATTATTGAAAAGAAGAAATGAAACACTTAGACGGAGAGCCATGCTTTATAGAAATGAATAAACCAAGTTGTGCTTTAATGGTAGAATACTTAGGGCATACAATAGATTGGTATAAGGAGCATGGAATAAGAGGAGAGATTTATAGTGTTAATGAATATATTAAAATGTTTAAGAGTATGTATGGAGATATTACAATAAATGAGGAGTTGGAAAGAAGATGAGTGATGAGGAATTTGATTCTGCAATAGATGAGGAAGAGCCAAGAGATGAGAATGATATTGAAGAGGGAGATTATTCTAAGAAGTCCGACTTTGATAAAGCATCTATTGTTCAGGGTGCAGTTCAGAAAGTTCAAGAGACAAGAAGTCAAGAGATGAAAGAAGGTTACTTTAATATTCTTGAATTACCCAATGGTTCTATAAAGAAAGTATACTTCCCAGATACAAGACAACAATATATTGGAAGTGTTAATTATCTTAAAGCAGTTCTTAGTCCAGAGATAAGAACAAATGATAATATTAAAAGATTTTTAGTTAAGTTTGATAAACAGAAAGAAGAACTACTAAATAAATATTCGGTAATCCGAGTAACTACTAATGGAAATGATATTATTGAATTAAAGGAGAAGTATCTTCCAAGAGTTGATGAAGAATTCCCTATTAAGATATTGGTTAATACTGGAAATGGAAAGAATAGAACAAACATTGTATTCAAAAGAGGATTACATAACTTCAATGTTAGGATGTATTGGGATGAAATGGTTGAATTGTATGATACTTTGTTTTGTGAATTAAATAACTTAATCTCCGAGAAGAATTACTTCAAGAGACAAACATCTTATTAAATGGAAAAGGCAAAAACATTTGATAATGTACCTGAAGGTGATGTTATTTTGAATTATGTTAATCATAGATTTAGAGTTGGGCTTGGAACTAACATATTTATCATTGGATTGTCTGGGACAGGCAAGAGTTCAAGCTCAATAAGGCAAGGAGAATTAATTATTGAGTCAAGACCTAAGGAAGAACTTAAAATGTTTGTTGTTGATTCTCTTCTTGAGCTTCTTGCTGCAATTAAACAATCAAAGGAAGGAGACATTATAATAATTGAAGAAGTATCTGTATTATTCCCTTCTCGTCGTGCAATGGGTAGTGAAAATTTAGCAATTGCAAAGATATTTGATACAATAAGAAAGAAAAGATTATGTTTAATATCAAATGCCCCTCTTTGGAACTCAATTGATAACCATATGAAGTCTATGGCTCATGTTTTGATGCAAACAATTAAGATTTATAAGACAGAAGGGGTTGTTGTATCAAAATTCTGGAGAATTCAGACTGATCCTTCTTCAGGAAAGATTTATAGGCATACAATGACAAGAAAAGGTAAGGAAGTAGACCGAATGATACTTAGAAGACCAAATAAAGATAGGTGGGAGCAATATGAGAAGGATAAAGAGGACTTTATGGATCAATTATACCTTAAACTAAAGAGAGAACAGGAAAAGAAGGAGATGAAAGCTTCTAAAGAGGTTGTAACTATTAGTAATGGGGGTTTAACACCTAGAGAAGCTGAAGTTAACTATCTATCAACTGTGGCAGGACTTACACCAACCCAAATAGCTAAAAAGTTAGGAATAACTTATGATAGAGTTGCACAATTAAGAAAAGCAGTTAGAAATAAGACAAAAGTCGAGGGAAATACCGAAAATAACACCCAATATATTACTAATATTAGTCAATTTAAAGCGAAATCCGTCGCAGTCTAGGTATTTTGTATAGAGTGTAGTGCCTAAGTTCCTTTAAATTAACTTAGAGTTGTAGTGGGTAATATTATTACCTACCAAGATGTAGTGCCTAAAACAATACTGTAGTGCCTAAAAATAAATAAAATGACAAAAAACAAACAAAATGATTGAAGAATTAGCTATAATGTTTGCAATAGTCATGGCTTTTCTAATAGGAAGGGAGTTGTTTAAGAAGAAATGAGCGAGGAATTAGTTGGAGCATACATTAGAGTAAGCGATCAGAAGCTTACAGATGAAGGACTTAGAAGACAAGATATTAACAGGCAAAGAGAGAAGATAAAAAAGTATTGTGTGCTTATAGGATTACCAGAACCTATATTCTTTTGTGATGATGCTATCAGTGCTTTCAAAGATGACTATAGTTCTAGACCACAATTCATTAGACTACTTCATGAAGTTAAAGCAAATAGAATTAATCACATCATAGTTGAAGATATGACTAGGTGGAGTAGAAGAATTGAAGATGGACTTAAGACATTAAAGGAAGCAACAGAAAAAGCTAAAGTAACCTCTTTAGCTGAAGGAGAACTTGGAGTTACTATTCCAGAAGAATGGTTTAAGACTGCAATAGGTTTCTTAATGGCAGAGTGGAGCTCAAGAATTACTGCTTACAAAGTTAGGTCTGGTATGGAAAAGAGATTAAAAGATGAATCTAAGAAATGCAAAGTGTGTGGGAAAGTTCATCTTGGAAGAGTTCCGCAAAGCTGTAAGGAAAGGGGAGGTTAAAATGATAAAGGAAAAAACACCATATTTTAAGGGGCTTCGAATGGTTAGCCTTATTTCATTAATTCAGCGAAACAAATATAAACTTAGAGTGGGTATGTGTTAGTGTATGGAAAATAAAGAAGTGAGTGACGAGATAAGATGCAAGAAATGCGGATCAACATTTACTTATATTAGATTCTTAAAAAGATCTAGGGTCTGTAGACAATGCGGTTATATAGAAAATTTAAATGAGGTTAAAGAATAATGGGAGAGATACTTGGATTAGATACTGGAACTTTGGCCATGCCAAAAATAAATGTAACTGGATTCTTTTCTAACACTTGGGTTTATATTTTAATTATAGCAATTATTGGAGTAATTGCTATTGGCATTATATCTTTATTACTTTTCAAAAAGACTTACAAGAAGAAAGTAGTTATCTTTGAGAACATTGCTGGAAGAGGTTATCAGCCTGTATTAAAGACTTCTGCAAGAGTTGTTAAGGTGGCTAATGGTGGAATGGAAGTTTTGAAAACATTAGCTGGAAGAATATATTTAGATGCTCATGCAAAGAAGATGGGAATGAATACTTACTGGTTTGCTAAAGGATCAGATGGTTATTACTATAATATTCTTCTTGGAGACTTAGATAACAAGATGGGAATGTTAGATATTGAACCAGTAGATAGAGATGTTAGAATGTGGCATGCAGGAGTTGAAAGATTAAAAGAAGATACTTACAATAAGAAAGGTTGGTTTGATGAACATTCAAATCAGATAATATCTTTTGTTTTCCTTATAGTTTTGGTTTTTGGTATGTGGTTTATTGTTGGAAAGATTGGAGATGCCACTACTGCTCTTGCTTCTACAGCAGAAACAAACAAACAAGTTTTAGTTTCACTTCAAGGAGTTTTAGAGAATGATATATTTAAATCTAAACTTTCTGGGGTTGGTGGTTTAATTCCAGCTACAAAATGATAAGTGTTGCTTTAATTATTTTTTTAATCTTCTATGGATATATGGGAGAAAAAACCTATCTTTTCTTAAAGAATAAAGAGCCAAATCAAATTAAAAGGATTCTCCTTTCTTTATTTTGGTTTGTAGATATTGGAAAGCAATGGTATGTTTCTGTTAAAGAGATAACTAAAACAAATGAATCTATGTTTAACTTTCTTGGTTGGGATAAAGAAAAACCAAAGGAAGAAGTTAAAGTAGAAACAAAAGAAGAGATTAAAGAAGAAGTTAAAGAGGAAGAAAAGAAATGATAATCTACATTGAGTTCTTAATCTTAGGGTTAGTTTTCTTTATTTTTTTAGGTTGGTCTATTTGGTACAACTTATCTACAACTAAATTAAGGAGGAAGTATGATGAACAAAGAAGAAGAGAATCAAAAGGAACAGGAGAACTTGGCACTTCAGAGGGAAGTGTTAGTTCTAAGAGACCTTTTTTCTTTAAAGGACGAGAGCTATTACCGCCAACAGATTCTATTTCAACTGGAGAGAATAGCAACAGCACTAGAAAGTTCTTTAAAAAAAGAGGTTAAATAAATGAATAAGTCATTTATTAACATATTAATTATTGGAGGTTTTATTTTAATCCTCCTTTCTCCATTATTACTACTTCCTGATATATTTGAAGCAAGACAATTCTGTATTTCAAACAACTTAACATATAGCCTAAATTTGCGATTAGAGAGCTTTTGTGATGATTTAAAGATAAATAAGTATTATTCTAACATAGAACAAAGAACTTATTGGGAATATGAGCAAAACTTCCCTTATAAAATAAAGTTAAATTTTTCTGAATTTTCCTAACTCTCACTTTTTATAAAAATAAATGATGGCTTAACAAGGGAGCCATCAGCCCTCTAAAATAAACTAACAAAGTTGAATGCCCCTTTGAGTTATAAAGGAGAGGCGACCCTTCAATGCTCAAATCCCTCTAATTAAAGAGTTGATTGTCCCATTCTCATTCTTTGCCATACTCCTACAAGTAAAGCTAGAACTCCAATGATTAATACAACTGCAGCAACTAAAAGAACTGTTGGGATCTTACCAGATACATTATCAATACCTGATGTGAAGTTTCCTACTAATCTATCTGTTGCATTATCTGAAGCAGAATCAGCAGTCAATAAACTTGCACTTGTTAAGGTATTAACAATTACAAAGGCAATAATAACTCCTATAATCAAAGAAGCTACTCCGAAAACTAAACCTGTGATAAGTCCACCAGTTTGCCCTTTTTTATTTAACATTTTTTAACCTCCTTACATTTATCTCTCGAAAAAAGAGATAAAAAAAGTAAGTATATATTCTTTAAATACTTAACGTTACAATGTTACAAATTATATTTCACTTTGCTTTCTATCAAAGAATAACCAAGAAGCCGAAGCTATTGTAACAACTAATGTTATAAC